GGAGGAGGCCGAGCCGGAGGTTCAGGCGGCGGCGGCGGTAACCGGGGAAACAGAACAGGTGGAGATGGTAACCAAGGCGACTCAAACAGCATGACAGGTTATGGCAATGATGGCGGCGATAGCACGGCCTACCCAAGTAGTGGATATAGTGGTGGCGGTGGAGGCGCAGGCGCAGCCGGGGCGGATTCAGGAGCAGGGTTTGCCAGCGGAAGAAGTTATTCACAAAATCAAGCATCAGCAGTTGAGTATGCACAAGGCGGTGATGCGGCCATTTTGAATCATAGCACTGGTGGTGGATTTCCGTCAGCAGATGATGGTCGCGGAGGTGGAGCGGGTGGCGGCTCTAGCCAAGGAGGCGTTGGCTCTCCCGGAACTGTAATTTTTAGATACGCTGTATAGTAAAAGATTATTTCATAAAGAGGAAAAGAGAAATGTTATATGCAAAAGTAGAAGACGGAGCAATTGTTTCAGACGGTTACCCGTATTCAATCCACCGTTTGAGGAAGGATAATCCAAATACATCTTTTCCAAAAACCGCTCTGGAAGAGCCGCATCTACGGGCTGAATATGGTATAGTTGAGGTGTCAGAAGTAAGCAAGACGCACTCTGAAACGCATAATGTATCAGAAGGTTCCCCAGTAAATATAGACGGCTCTTGGACACAGGTCTGGGATACAACGCCGAAGACACAAGAAGAACTGGATGACCAAGCAAGGTTTAATCGGCTTAGTGAATATGGGTCACCTGAATCACAAATTGAATTTATCACGGAAAATGGTTTGGAAGCATGGCAAGCCAATGTTGCTGAGATTAAAACAAGACATCCAAAATAATAAATGAAAATAGCCTTGTGGTTTCCTGTTGCTATAGGATTAGTTGTTAATGATGCAGTAGATAATGACTCTATAAAAGATCATTGTTTGAAATTAAAAGAGAAGATTCCGTCTGGTGGCGAGAATTGGGTAAATAGGTCAGTCTATAATACAGACGAGACTTATAGCATCTTAGATGATGAAGTTTTTAAATCAGTTACTTCTTGGGTGGAAGATAAAGTAAATATATACGCCAAAGAATTGAAGTTTAAGAATTACTACAAGCCAAAAGACGGCTGGTTTTCTCTTTATGGTAAAGGGGACAGTCAAGAATTTCATACACACTCCGGTAATACTTTTAGTTGCATTTATTGTGTATCAGCACCACCCGGTTCCAGTCCTACAGTGTTTGAATCACTACGCGAACCAGACATGATAAATCCTAGCATAATAGAGTGGAATTCAATAAATGCTTTAACCTGTAATTATGAGGCTGAAGTTGGTCGATTAATTATTTTTAGGTCATATTTAAAGCATTGCGTTCCTCCCAACGCTGGCAGTGGCCCAAGAATAACATTAGCATATAATTTTTAAGGAATATCTTAATGGCTTTAGTACCAATTGATCAAGTCGGACAGATGGGAATTGTCAAGGATATAAATGCTTGGCAACTGCCTCTTAATGTCTGGACTGACGGCAATAATATAAGGGCGGAACATGGAGCCATACAGAAAACCCCCGGTTATAAGGAGGTTATGGCCTCTTGTCCGGTTGCCCCATACCACATTATAAATCTGGAGGTTGGCTCGTCTAACTACTGGATCATAGGTGGTCTGGCTAAGATATACGTTCATAACGGTTCGTCATGGACTGATATAACTAGAACATCTGGCGGCGATTATAGTGCTACGGCTAAAGAAGGCTGGACATCTACCGTATTAGGTGGTGTCCTGATTATGGCTAATGGCTATGATGACCCACAATTCTGGGCATTAAGTTCTGGAGTACCTTCTGTATCCACTAAGATGGCAGACCTGAGTAATTGGCCAGCATCAACAGAAGCCTATTCTGTAAGAGCATTCCGCTCCTTCCTGATCGCCCTTAATATAAAGAAGTCTTCTGTTCCATATACAAGGCTTGTAAAGTGGTCAACAGAAGCAGCCACACAGGCTGTACCCACCTCTTGGGATGAAACTTCGGCAACAGTTGATGCGGGGGAGTATGAGTTAGCCGATACCAGAGGTAAGATTGTAGATGGTGTTCTTCTTGGCGATGCCTTTATGATCTATAAAGAGGACTCTATATACTCTATGACGTATGTTGGAACTCCATTTATCTTCTCATTTCGTCAACTATCTCCAACTGTCGGCGCATTATCCAAGAACTGTGTAGTGGAGTTTGATGGTGGACATTTCATCTTTGGTAATGGTGATATGTACGTCAATGATGGCAGACAGGTTAAATCCATACTTCCACACAAGATGCGGGATTATGTATTTAGTAACATCAATGGCGATGAGTATGAGAAATCATTTGTTGTAGCGGATTATGCTAATACAGAAATGTGGGCTTGCTATGTAACTTCCGGTAATTCTGATGCCCAATGTGATAAGGCATTGGTCTACAACTGGATAAATCAAACATTCACAGAGCGGGATATTCCAAACTTGGGATTTATCGGATATGGTACTCAAGCCGATCCTCTTACCACTGCATCATGGAACGCTGCTACTACGACTTGGACAACAGAAACACAGAAATGGAATGAGATTACCTCATCCTCTTTCATAAGTAAGGAAGGTAAGACTCTGATAATGGTGTCTCCTACGGATACAAAACTGTATAGAAATAATACCGGGAATACCTCAGACGGCACTAACATGACCTCCTTTATTGAAAGAACTGGATTGACAATGGACTCACAGGGCCAACCTAATCAAGCAATGGTTAAACACATTACGTCAGTCTGGCCTAAGATGTCTGTATCTGGCTCTACTACAGTTAATGTTTATGTAGGCAGTCAGATGTCTACTGAAGAAAGTATTGCATGGGAAGGCCCGTATACCTTTAATCCTGACTCACAATCAAAAGTTCCAGTCAGAGTAACCGGAAAATATATCGGTGTGAAATTTGAATCCACCGGAGATCAAACATGGAGATTGGACGGCTATTCTCTGGATGTAAGTAATGCAGGGATTAGAGGCTCCAAGATGAATTGATGGCTACCTATACCGATAGGGTAGAAAAGTCTGTAACTCATTATGAACCCGGCCCATTACCATCTGATACAGAATCTTTAGGCATATATGTAGTTGATGAACTGAAGCGTCTTGGTAATGTACTTTTAAACCAAGCCACCTTCAGGCTTGAAAGAACCAATGTAGTGCCACCCAGACCCAGACCGGGTGACATTAGGTATTTTGATGGTACAAATGCAGACCCTTTAGGTAATGGTATTGAGGGGCTTTATGTCTATAAGAAGGGTTCACACTGGGTGAATGTGTTGGCTTTAGATGAGGGTACTGTAGAGATTACGGGTGCTTCTGGGGATTTAGCACTGGAGATAGACAACAATGTTGCTAATTCAGCAAACTTAAAAATACGTTGTGATGCGGGTAGTCCCCGTGCTGATTTCTATGTAGATAACCAAGTCCACATTACATTAAAGGGGCAGAGGGTTGGTATTTTAGATACTACCCCAACATATACTTTAGATGTTTTTGGTGATGGTAGATTTGTCCAGCAATTAACGGTGGATGCTGGGATAGCGTGTGCTGATACAGTAGTAAGCAGACCTGAGTTAAAAGATTACTCAGAAACAAAAACTGCTTTATCTGCTGCTTCTACTGTAGATATTGATTTGCAAAACGGGAATGTATTTACTCTGACCCCCGATCAGAATACGACCTTTACCTTTAGTAACCCATCTGCATCTGGAAAGGCTTGTTCTTTCTCCTTGATATGGACTCAGGATTCATCTAACAGAACTATATCTTGGCCCGGAAGTGTTGATTGGGCAGGGGGTTCTGCTCCAGATGTGACCAGTGGTTCGGGTAAGAGAGATGTTTATACGTTCTTTACAATTGACGGGGGGACTATCTGGTACGGGTTTCAGGCAGGTGCTGATTTATCATAATGGATGGGATTGAATTACAAGATCGGGCTAAAGAGGAGATTGCTTCAATAAGGGCAGGCAAAGATTATAAGATTGTTCTGGTTTCCTCTGATGACGTTCCCTATATTTGGGAAAAGATTCACCCCCACTTAGAGGCAATGGAACCCCATTCAGAAGGGGAACTTGCTCCTGAAGACTTCTATGAAGCCATTACCAATGGTGATATGCAGTTATGGACAGCAATAAAGGATAATGAAATTGTGGCCTCCATGGTTACTCAAATAGTTCCCTATCCAAGAAAGAGGATATTGAGAATTATTTCAATAGCGGGGGAAGAAATGAATGGATGGATAAAGTATCTTCCTTTAATTGAGGACTGGGCTTTATCTATGGGATGCACTTCTCTGGAGTGTTGGGGAAGAAAAGGATGGCTCAAAGTATTAAAGGATTGGAAATGCTCATACCACATACTGACAAAAGATCTAACAACTAGGATGCACTGATATGGCAATAAGCGCAGCAAGACAAGCAAGGCGAGATGCACGGGCTACTTTAGATAGTGCTACCAGTAGTAATGCACAAAAAAGAAGGGCAAGAGCAGTTATACAGGCTACCAAGCCAGTTCTTCAGGCCGAGAGTGATATTAGGGGAATGAGTCTAGAAGACCTCAGAGAAGGGCGTGAAGCCCAGATGGATATAAGGGCAGAAAGGTTCAAAACTGGCGGGGATCAAACTATAGAGGCTACCATTGCTGCTGCTAATATGGCTAGAGCCTATGCTGATGCTATGCGTGGTATCACTGGAAGGGAAAGGGGGGAGCAAACTCCCTATACAGGTGGTGGCGTTGAACTTACTGGAACTCCGGGCGTAGATCAGCGCGTTCTTCGCCAGCCATTCCAAGCCTTTAGGGATCTAAGGTTTATGGGTGATCCAACTGATGCCCAATTAAGCAATATAGATTGGATGCTGCGGGAAGGTGAGGGAGACACGGTACAGGATATAAGAAGAGATTGGAGAGAAGAAGTCTGGGATGATACATGGAATCCGGCAACAGGGAGATGGGAGAGAGGAGACCGTACTGCTGCTTTAGCAACTCAGGGAGGATTGTTGGATCAACCTGCGCCTAATATTTTTAACCCGGACGACCCATATAATATTAAACTTAGTGCCTCCGGAAATAACATTACTCCAAAAGTAGGCGGTGTTGGTGGTGGTGGCCATTATTATGCTCGTCCTTATAGTATTCCCCGGATGCAAACAGGGGAGGGATGGGAAGGATTAGGCGCTGAATACCAGCCCGGAACAGTAGAGGGGTTGGGGTTGCTTGCTGGAAAAGCATATGCGCCTTATGAGCCTTTAAGAACAGGCTTGCTAAATGCCAGACCTTCTTTTATGGGTACCCCTAAAGGATTTACCCCTATGAACTTTGAGGGGGGTCTTGATTTGGGTGATGACACTACTACTACTAATAATACTACCAATACTGGGACTGATTTTATGTGGCATTATACCCCCGGTTATGGCCAACATAATACAGATTGGACATGGGGTAGCAAAAGCAATGTATATACAGACCCCCATAATACAGATTGGACATGAATAAATAATTCAGGAGAAATATAATGTCTGGAGGATCAGTTACAACAACAGCCCCGTGGGGTGATATCACCAAGGGTGCTGGAGTAAATATTGCTGGTATGACAGGTACT